TGCAGATCAAGAGATTAATCTGACTGCTTGCCTCACTGAAATTATGGCGAACATTGAGTTCAAAGAATGAGTGGCTTCCTAGAAGAACTAGGTCCTCCTAAAGAAGAACATACTGAGGAAGACTTTAAGGAAAAGAAAAAAGCTATAAGTCCGTTTGACTTTGCTAACAGCATCTACTACACAAAAGAATCTCTTATTGTAGATGACTGGTCTGAAAAACAATACAATCCTTTTATTGTAAACAAGGCTATGAGTTATGGTCCCGACACAGTAATCGCGGCTAATGAAATGAACTCTCGTCCACACATTGCAAACAAAATGCAATATGATTTCCTAATTAATCTCGTCCGAAAAAAGAAGCGTTTTAATAAATGGCTAAAGCCTGAAAAGGAAGAGAACATCGAGATCGTAAAAGAATATTTTGGCTATGGAAATACAAAGGCACAAGAAGCATTACGCATTTTGTCACAGGATGACTTGGAAAGTATTAAGCAAAGGCTAAACAAGGGCGGCAAAAAATAGCATCTTATAAATAATTATTAGAATTACATTATAAGAGCAATAATATGAGTGTCGATTTCTTCAATATTGATTATCCTGGTTATGCCCCATTGGAAATCAAACTAAAAAATTCAGATGACTTTCTCAAGATAAGAGAAACCCTTTCACGCATCGGCGTGGCTTCTCGTAAAGAAAAAGTCCTTTATCAATCCTGCCATATTCTACACAAACAAGGTAGATATTTTATCACACACTTTAAAGAACTTTTTGCCCTTGACGGCAAGGATGCTGACTTTGAAGACGCTGACCTTGAGCGTAGAAATACAATCGCTAAACTTCTTTCGGACTGGGGTCTGTTAGAAATCATGAGCCAAGAAATACATGAGAATCACGCCCCAATGAGCCACATAAAAATTATCTCATACAAGGAAAAATGCGATTGGGAACTGGTTACCAAATATAATATTGGTAGAAAAAAATAACCAAAAAGCCTTGACTTTTTCAAAAAAGTAACTATATATAATGTAGCGATGCCTGATGGGTCGCTATAATTTAACTCGCTTATTTAAGGAGATGAACATGGTTGTTCGCAAATTTAAAGCACGCGATCTGTCTGAGATCGCAAATTCAGTTTCCCCTTTCACTGTTGGTTTTGACCGAGTATTTGATAACTTAAATACGGTAGCTGAACTCTCAAACAATTATCCGCCTTACAATATTATAGACAACGACAGCGGCAAATATACAATTGAGTTTGCCGCCGCTGGATTTACTAACGAGGAACTTTCACTTGTTCAGGTTCCAGAGGGAAATAAACTTGTTGTTCAAGGTATGCAAGGTAAATCGGATGAACGAAAATTCTTACATCAGGGTATTGGTGCAAGGAACTTTACAAAAACTTTCGCCCTCAATCAAGATGTTCAAGTGACAGGTGCGGAGTTCGTGCAAGGCATGTTGAAGATTTATCTCGAACATATTGTCCCAGAAGAACGCAAGCCAAGAGAAATTAAAATTAATGAAATTGGTGATGATGACAAACAGTTCCTACAGGACTAGTATAAATAAGGGGGAGCCACAAAGGCTCCCCTAAATTATAAGGACTAATTATGACACAAATTGTGAAACTATCCTCAGGTGAGGAAATCATTGGCGAAGTTACTGATGTGGAAGTTGAAGGTCGCACCTTCATTGAAATTAAAACTCCAGCAGTAATTATGCTTATCCCAGATCAAAACAATGAACAAAAATTTGGTATCGGTCTTGCACCCTACGCACCATATGCAGATGGAGGCAAGGTTCAAATCATGCCTGGGCATATAGTTGCTTTGATGAAACCTACTGCTAGTTTGTTGAATGAATATAATGCCGCATATGGCTCAGGAGTTGTTGTTCCTGAAAAACCTAAGTTGGTGACTTAATGTCTACATTACTTTGCAACCTACCTAACAATAAAGTTTATGTCCGTAAAGAGTATCTTATGGACCATAAAGAAGGACATGGTGAGTTTGTAGAAGGACATTGGGTAACATGTAAATCATTACCAGGGCGGGCGTTCTATTTTGAAACATACCTGCCTGAGTATGGTGCATTGTTTGACAAGTTGCCTATCAGTGCTTTTGTGTCAGAGCCTAAGACACCCGAACCAGATTTGCCTCTCAATGATTTGCAATTCTGGAACGCAATGGACTATGGTGTAACGGCTATCTACAAACAATTTATTGGCAGTATGGACTTTGAAATTTTTACACGAAGTCATCAGATTATCAAAGGCACATATTGTTTTACGTTAGATAATTATCACGCTCAATCAGACGAACCGGACTATAGCACTGCCGAGGTGCCAGAGGAACATAAGTCCTTCAACATAATTGAATTAGATAATGGTCAGTATGCGGCATATCCTAATAATCGTATGCGTGTTTATGATAATTCATTGACACCCCCTGAACCTAAAATGCCTGACTTCAAAGTTTCTACAGAATTTTATCAAGTAGAAAATGGTTATGAATATCGCTTAGGTGACCAGGATGATTACTTTTGGCGTATTAAGGATTGACATTTCCTTTATTATCTAGTATAACTAGATTATGAAACAAAACTTCTACACATGGGCCTGGCAATATGGTAACAAGATCCTATTGCGAGGCGTTCGAGATGGTAAGCGGTTCAATTCGCGCCATGATTTTCAACCTACATTGTATGTTCGCTCTGCGGATGAAACAGGCTTTAAGGGACTCTATGACGAGAACTTGAAGCCTGTTGTTTTTGATTCCAACTCTGACTGCAAAGACTTTATGGAAAAGTATGATGGGATTGAAAACTATCCTATCTATGGTCAGACAGATTTGACTTATCAGTTTTTGTCCTCACAATATCCTGGTGAGATTGACTTTGACATTAGCCAACTTTCCATTTGGTCTATAGATATCGAGACAACCGCAGAAGGCGGGTTTCCGAATGTGGATAACCCTGTGGAAAAAATACTTCTTATTACAGTAATGAACAATTACACTAAGGAGATTAAAACGTGGGGTGAGGGTAACTGGTCTCCAGGTGAGGAGACAAAGGATCTTGATGTAGATTATACGCCGTGTGAAGATGAAAAAGAACTCCTAACAAAGTTTGGCACATGGTGGTGTAATGAATATCCTGACATTATCACAGGTTGGAACCTAGAACTTTTCGATATTCCTTATCTTGTCTCCCGTATGGACAGGCTGTTTGGTAATGATGCAAAAAATGCCTTGAGTCCTTTCAATATGACAAGACGTCGTGCTATTCGTTTGAATAACAAAGAGGTCACAACATATGACATCAAAGGCGTCTCACAATTAGACTATTTGGATCTATACAAAAAGTTTACTTACACAGCACAAGAGTCCTACAAACTTGATTACATCGCTGAGGTCGAACTAGGTAAGAACAAACTTGAAAGTGGCTTTGACACATTTAAGGAGTTCTATGAAAATGATTGGAATCGCTTTATTGATTACAACATTATTGATACTAAACTTGTTGACGAGCTCGAGGATAAAATGAAACTCATTGAGCTCATTGCTACAATGACATATGATGCCAAGGCAAACTTTAAGGATATTTTCTCCTCGGTTAGAACATGGGACTGTTTGTTGTATAATCACTTGCTGGACAAAGGCATTATGATTCCTCAACGTAAAAGTGCCGAGGGCAGACGTATTGAAGGTGCCTTTGTGCAGGAACCTAAGCCTGGTAAGTATGATTGGGTTATGTCATTTGATGCTACGTCTCTGTATCCGTCAATCATTATGCAATACAACATGTCCCCTGAAATGATATTGCCTGGTATGGTTGACTGCACTGTTGAGGGTATGTTGGAACGCCGAGATAAAATGGATGACCAGTATGCAGTGACAGCTAATGGTGCAAGGTTCAGCCGTGACAAACAAGGATTGTTTCCTGAGATTGTGCAGAAGTTTTTTGATGATAGACAACGGTACAAAAAACTTATGATTCAAGCACAAAATGATTATGAAAAAACAAAGGACAAAAAACATCTTAATAATATTGCAAAGTTCAACAACTTTCAGATGGCTCGTAAGATTCAGTTGAACAGTTTGTTTGGTGCGTTGGGTAATGAGTATTTTAGATACTATGATGACCGCATCGCTGAGGGTATTACTATGACAGGTCAGTTTATTATTAGACAGACTGCCAAGGCCCTTGACGACTATCTAAACAAAGTATGTGACACTGAAGGAGAGATGTATTCCTTTTACTCAGACACAGACTCCTGTTATATCACCATGAACAAACTTGTGCAAAAGTTTTTTGCTGATAAAGATTATAACACAATTATTGGTTCGCTTGACAAAATAGGCGAGGATAAAATTGAGCCTGTAATCAATAAGGCAATGGAGTCACTTGCAGAATATACAAATGCCTTTGATAAAAAGATATACTTTAAACGTGAGGCTATTGCTGATAAAGGCATATGGGTCGCCAAGAAGCGTTATGCTTTGAATGTGTATGACAATGAAGGTGTAAGGTATCAAGATCCTAAACTAAAAGTTATGGGACTCGAGATTGTCAGATCATCTACGCCTGCGCCTGTGCGGGAAAGTTTGCGTAGTGCTGTAAGATTATGTTTAACATCTGATGAACAGGCTTTACAGGACTTTGTAGAATCTAACTGGCAGGAGTTTAGACAAATGGAGGTTGAGAAGATTGCATTTCCTCGAGGATGTAATAACTTGCAAAAATATACATCGACTTCTCATATCTATGAAAAGGGAACGCCTATACATGTTCGAGGTGCTCTACTATATAATTATATGTTGGACAAGAACAAAGTCGGGCATAAGTATGAACATGTGCAGGATGGTGACAAAATTAAATTTTTGTATTTGAAAGAGCCTAACACATTGGGTGAAAATACAATTGCTTTTAACTCCAAACTTCCTGTAGAATTTGACTTACACAAATATGTTGACTATGAGACTATTTTTGAAAAGTCTTTTGTTGAGCCCTTGAACACAATAGCAAAAGGTCTTGGTTGGAATACCAGGCCCGTTGCAACACTGGAGGATTTATTCTCGTGAGTCCGGTGACAAAACTAAATTATCCTTTGAACCGTGATAGGTTGCTAGTTTTGGCGGACAGCATAAAGGAAGAAGCCAAACCATATTCTGACCCAAGATATGAAAAAAGTCTTGACACATGGTTAATTTTAAAGTATAGTGATTCTTATATACAACAAATTATGGATGATTTTAATGTTGATGGCAGTTCAAGATTTTATTGGCAGGAGCCCAACTCTGTTTTGCCTATGCACGTTGATAACAATACAACCTGCTCTATAAATTTTGTTCTTACAGACGACCCTGCACCTGTAATTGTTGAGGATACAGAATATACTTATGAACAATGTGTTCTTGACACAACAAAATTACATGGTGTAAATACAGACGATGAAGAAAGAATTATATTGAAAATAAGTATTTTTGATGAGTCCTATGAAGATTTAATTAAACGGATACCCTACACATGCTAGAAGATTATTTTTATGAAAATATTGCCAATCTGACAACAGATTATGAAATGTTTTGTTTGGCACAAGGGGGCGACCAACTATACAGACAAAAAAAGTTTGTTCAATTAAAATCCGCCGCAGAGATAAGACTGCCTAAAGGTGAAATATCATATGACGGTGGTGCATATGGTATTCGTGTATCTGCAATGATGTTTGAAGATGATTTGGAATGGCCTGATTTTTTAAAGGAGACTGCTCAATCTATAAAGGAAAGATATAAAGGTGATGGCGCACAATTTTTGTATGTTCCTTATGGAGAAGAAGTTGCAGTGCATAAAGATGTGCCTAATGTAAGAGAATGTAATGTATCTTTTCCTATTACACGAGATAATGCACCTACAGATTTTTATGAAAGTCCCTACAGCCATAGGCCAATTTATAGCTGTCAGTATAGTAAACCAGTTTTGTTAAATACACAAAAGTATCATGGCATCAAAGCCATAAATAAAGATAGGATTGTTTTTCAAATATCATATCAAAGACCTTACGAGGAAGTAAGAGAAATGCTTCTTGATATTCACGATCCTAGAAAATGTATAGGAGTAAATTATGAGCTTAATTGACAAACTAAAAAAGAACTCTACGATTAAAGAATCGGCAGTTCTTACAAAATCCAAATTTTTCGGCACAAAGGATTTAATTCAAACATCTGTCCCTGCTTTAAATGTAGCATTGTCAGGTCGTTTGGATGGTGGTCTTACGCCTGGACTGACAGTATTTGCAGGGCCGTCAAAGCACTTTAAAACAGCCTTTGCAATGCTACTTGCTAAGTCTTACTTAGATAAGTTTGATGATGCTGTCGTATTGTTTTACGATTCAGAGTTTGGTGCGCCGCAAGGTTACTTTACAAGTTTCGGTATTGACACTGATAGAGTTGTGCATACACCTATCACTGATATTGAACAACTAAAACATGATGTGATGTCACAGTTGAATGGCATTGAAAGAGGCGATCATGTTATGGTCGTTGTAGATTCAGTAGGTAACTTAGCTTCCAAGAAAGAAGTTGATGATGCACTTGAAGGTAAGTCGGTTGCAGATATGACAAGGGCAAAACAAATGAAGTCCTTGTTCCGTATGATTACACCCCACCTTACAATCAAGGATATTCCTGCTGTTGTTGTTAACCATACTTACAAAGAGATTGGTTTGTTCCCTAAAGATGTTGTATCAGGCGGCACAGGTATTTACTATTCTGCAGATAACATCTTTATTATTGGACGCCAACAGGATAAAGTAGGCACTGAAATTAAAGGCTACAATTTTATTATTAATGTTGAAAAGTCTCGGTATGTTCGTGAGAAGTCTAAGATTCCTGTAGAAGTTTCATGGGAAGGCGGCATCAGCAAATGGTCAGGGCTATTGGATATGGCACTTGAATCTGGTCACGTTGTAAAGCCTAGTAATGGCTGGTTCCAAATTAAAACTGATGGTGAGGATGGCAAAAAGTATCGCACAAAAGATACATATAGCAAAGACTTTTGGCTTCCTATTCTTGCAGACAAAACATTTACAGACTGGATTACCTCTCGTTATCTAATTGCAAGTGGTGATATTATTCAGGATGAAGTTTCCGAGGATGATATCGCGGAAGCCTATACTGATGCTTAATGATCTTGCAAATGTATTTAATAATTTAGAAGAACTAGATTATGAATACATTGACGCTGGTAGTCAAATTTGGGTAGTGGATAATTTTTTACCTCAGTACATTTTTGATGAAATTTTAAAAGAAAATGACAACCCTGTAGCATGGGAACGAGATCAACTTATTAAGCATCCTTTACCTGAGGTTCTTAGATATGAGAACAATAAGTTTTATGACATGCCAGTAACTGAGGCGGTCACTAATCATTTAAATTCAGGTAAGTTTATGCGGTGGGTGGAAAAACTTTGTCACGAGGATGGTTTGTTGCCTGACCCTTATGTTTGGGGAGGCGGTATTGTTAAAATGCCAAGAGGTAAAACAATTACCTTACATACAGATTTTACATGGAACGCAAAAATACGATGTGAACATTATATGAACATTGCCTTATATTTAAATGAGGAGTGGCGTCCAGAGTGGAATGGTAGTTTACAGTTTTGGAACAATAATTCTACAGAATGCCTTGCTGATATAGATATCAAACCCAATAGATTAATCTTCTGGGACAACCCTACAAAAGTTATTCATGGATTTGCAGAAGGTTTGAACTGCCCTGAGGATATTACCAGGGATGTCCTAATGGTATTTTATTATAAAAGCAATAGTTTCCCCGATGAAAAACCTTCCAAGTCCACACTTAATCGGAAAGATATCTGATGGCTGATAATTCAAAAATTATAATTTCTCTGACAGACATACTCGATCAAAGAATTCGTAAAGAACAAGAAATTGAGTATTATGAAGATGAATTAAAAAAGATAGAAAGTAAATTGTTTTTTCTACGCAAGGAAAAAGAACTGACAGAATTAATCATCCAAATTATAGAGGATGAAAAGGTCATAGATTTACAAGAGCATTTATTAGAGAAAAAAACTGATGGCTGATGTAGTGGGTCTATGTGACCGTTGTGAGGCAGAAATACTTGAAACTGATGCCGCAATGTGTTTTACTGGTGGAGATGTTGACACATATTTGTGTGAATCCTGTATAGAAGAAATTAAACGTGAATGGTTAAATGAGAATAGAGACACAAATATTATCGAATCTGATTAATGATGAAACTTATGTTAGGAAAGTTATTCCTTTCCTAAAAGAAGAATATTTTTCAGACTCCGAGGACAGAAAAGTTTTCACTGTTATTAAGGACTTTGTTGAAAAATACAACAGCCCCCCTAACAAAAGTGCCTTGTTAATTAGTTTGCAAGAAGATAGAACTGTCACAGAGGACTTATATGTTAAATGTGAAACAGTCATTAATAGTTTGCGTACGGATAAAGATACAGATGCACAATGGCTTGAGGATGAAACTGAAAAGTTTTGCAAAGACAAGGCTGTTTACAATGCAATCATGCAGTCGATTCAGATTATTGATGGGTCAGAAAAGAATCTAAGTAAAGATGCATTGCCTAGTATTTTATCTGAGGCTCTCGGTGTTGGCTTTGACAGTAACGTAGGTCATGATTACATTGAAAACGCAGAATCTCGCTATGAATTTTATCATCGGCTTGAAGAAAAAATGCCTTTCGACTTGGACTTCTTCAATAAAATTACTGAAGGTGGTTTATCTAATAAAACATTGAACATTGCACTTGCAGGCACAGGCGTGGGTAAGTCCTTGTTTATGTGTCATATGGCGGCTGGTGCAATTGCACAAGGTAAAAATGTTTTGTATATTACACTTGAAATGGCAGAGGAACGTATTGCAGAACGTATTGATGCAAACATGATGAACGTGGCTATTCAAGATTTGAAAGACTTGTCAAAGTCTATGTTTACACAACGTATTGACAAAATTAAGAACAAGATTGAAGGTCGTCTTGTCATTAAAGAATATCCTACAGCTTCGGCACATGCTGGACACTTTAAAGCATTGTTGTCAGAGTTGAAGTTAAAGAGAACATTTGTTCCTGATATTATCTTCATTGATTATCTGAACATTTGTGCGAGTTCCCGCTTCCGGGCAAATGCTAATGCTAACTCCTATACTATCATTAAGAGCATTGCCGAAGAGTTGCGGGGACTCGCAGTTGAATTTGATTTGCCTATTGTCAGTGCTACACAAACAACAAGAAGTGGTTATGCAAATAGTGATGTAGAACTGACAGATACATCTGAGTCTTTTGGTTTGCCTGCAACGGCTGACTTGATGTTTGCTCTTATCTCCACAGAGGAGTTAGAACAACAAGGTCAAATTATGGTGAAACAGTTGAAGAACAGATATTCAGATCCGACAAAGAACAAACGTTTTATGGTCGGTGTAGATAGAAGCAAGATGCGTCTGTATGATTTGGATACTGAAGCACAGAAAACTATTTCGGACTCTGGTCAAGATGATGACACTGCATTGTTTGATAAAACTGAATTTAATATCCGCCGAGTGGAAGATTATTCAAGCATCAAGTTTTAATACTAAATAGTATGTATGACATATGATGCAATCTTTATCAATAGCCATCCTGTAGAAAATACAAAAGTTAGAGGGCTAGGTCCTCACTTGTTGGCAAATGAATTACGCCGCCATGGTTACACTGCCATGGTGTTAGATTATATTGAACACTGGACATTAGAAGAATATAATACGGCAATGGAAAAATTTGTCGGAAAAAATACACGACTTATAGGATTTTCTTTAACATGGGCATATGCAGGTTTAGGTAGCGAAACTAAAGTAGGGTTAGGAATATATTATGATAAGGATATTTCGGGTGATACTCTTGTAGGAAACTATCTAGTAAATGGCAACATGAACAGAATGCTTTCTATGGTTCCAAGATTCAATGATACTGAACCACCTAAAGTTATGGTAGGAGGTAGTAAAGCTAGAACAATTGAAAAAATGTTTGACGAACGTGTTGACCATGTTATGGCAGGGTATAGTGAAACACAAATAATAGATCTAATGGAAGGTAAGGAATTGCCTCGCATTATTGACCATGATACCAAGGCTCATTGTGAACATACAGGTTATGATTTTGC